TTTGCGGATGCATTTGTAAGACCATTGCATCTTCCATTCCCAATCTTCTCCTCATACTTCGCAGCATTCTCTGAGATTGTGGGGAGTTGGTTGGTTATATTTGGACTCGGCACTCGTCTGGGTGCCTTGGCAATCCTAGGTACAATATCATTCGCAATTTATCATGCTCTAGTTACATCTGGATTTAACATCTATTTGTTAGAACTTTTAGTTCTTTACTGGGGAGGTTCAGCATGTATCGTTCTCAATGGTGGGGGTAATTTCTCACTAGATCACCTCATAAAACGGAGATTCGCAAATGATTAAATCACTATTCAGTATTATGTTTGCTGCTCTCATGTGGGTACAAGTCCCACAGTGGAGTGACGATTGGTCTAAGTGTTCAGTGGATGTACCAGACACCGCATGTCATTGGTACATCACTGCACCCGATAGCACCATGGGTGAAGGATTCAGTTGGGCAAATGCCCCATGGTTCAGCGTTGAAGGTCTCCGAGACATTGGAGAACTTCATGATACAATGACATCACTACAAACTAACTCTTAAATTATTATGTCTTGCAATCTTCGCGTTAAAATGTTGGATGCTCTACTTGCTGATGCTGGTGGTAACATTGCCAAAGCAAAAGCAAATGTAGAAGTTTATCTACACAACCCTGTTGGTATTGGTGAGCACCCTGATGTGCTCGGTGCTATTCAGGAACAATTAGATATCATTGCTCATGAAGAAGAGCGTATTGAAGTTATTCAAAAACACTTTAGTGATCATGAATAACTTTGAAGTCTTTCTTTATTTTGTATGCTTCTCCTTGATTGGTGGTGCTGCGTTTGCAATGATGTGGAGTAACATTCAATCTATTAACATAGAGATGAGCACTCCTCCTAAACCAAAGCATCCTGAAGCACCAAAGGAAGGTGATGAGTTATTATATGTGGATTTTTCTAGAGAAAAACTAGAGAAACTTTATGACAAAGAATAGAGGATGTTGTGGTGCTGGATGTCCAGACTGTCCATTCAGACCACTTCCTAGACCGTCTACCACTCCTTGACTATGGTGCATTTTTATTGTATACTAAGAGGGTTAAACATCCTCTTTTTTTATGCACGGAAGTCTTGAACCAGACGAAAATGTTATGGATGAATCATTAGCAGCAAAACGAAAAGCAATTGCAATTTGCAATAAAAGTGTAAGTGAACAACTCCTTGATGCTATTGCTAAACTTGGTTGGGATTGTTATGATGATGTTGTAGTTGAGATTGGTGGTACTACTGTTAGTGGTATTCATCAAGGTGAGGACTACAATAAGAAATGGGCAACACCTTTTGGTGTTCGTAAGTATAACAAAGATGCGTTTATAATCATCAGTAACAATTCCCACAGAGATTTGAGTAAGTCTGAACCTATGGGTAGGGAACATAACCCAGCACATTTATATGATGCTGAAAAATAAAAAATTATAGATAAAAACATATGTCCTCAGAAACAATGAAAATTTTTCTAGACACTGCTGAAGTTTCAGAGATCGTTGAAGCGTATCAGACTGGTCTAATTGATGGTGTAACCACCAACCCAACTCTCATTTTGAGAAGTGGTAGATCTTTATATGATGTCGCAAAGGAAATTGCTACCGAATGTCCAAACCTTGAGAGCATCTCAACTGAAGTAGTTGCTGAAACTGCTGATGAGATGATTCGTCAAGCAGAAGAATTCATTCCAATCGGACCAGCAAAGATTACTATCAAAGTCCCTTGCACTGTTGAAGGACTCAAGGCATGTAAGTATCTGACCACAGAAGGTTCCAAGGTCAATGTCACCCTGGTCTTCAGTGTTTCACAAGCGATTTTATGCGCTAAAGCAGGTGCGAGTTATGTTTCTCCTTTCCTAGGACGTTGGAGGGATAACTCTATTGATGAGATTGAACTCATCAGGAACATGCGTACAATCTATGGAAACGATTGGAGACCAGGATCTCCAAAAATACTTGCTGCATCTATTCGCGATATTAGGCAAGCAGAACAGGCAGCAATCTACGGAGCAGATGTCTGTACGATGCCACCGAAGATATTCTGGAAAATGTACAACAATATCCTTACCGACAAAGGTTTGGATCTATTTCAAAAAGATTGGAACGAGGCATTATTATCACAATGAAGTTTACTGTGTATTCAAAAAGTGGATGTCCATACTGTGTTAAAGTAAAAGAGGTTCTGGGTAGGATGGGTCTTTCTTATACTACTCAGAATCTTGGAACTGACTTTACAAGAGAAGGATTCTATTCTATCTTTGGACAGGGATCCACTTTCCCACAAGTTCTATGTAACGACAAAAAGTTAGGAGGTTGCGTTGACACCATTAAGTATCTCAGAGAGAATCAACTCGTGTGATATGGAAGACTTGGAACTCCTCTATGATGTAGAGAAAGCAATCGATCATGCCTTTAACGGTAGATTCGTTCTCAAGTTCTATGACTACCTACAAGCACGAGGTGCCCGTAAGGTGGACGCAGACGCTTTTATAGGGAGTTCTACTGCCACGGAGATTAATCTACTAGTACTCGACCTAGAAGACTATCTGGAGGGAGGCACAGACAGCGCACACAAGCAACTACGTGAGGGGTATGGACACATCCCCAAACCACAAGCAAGAAAAATAAAAAATTACCTTTACGGAATACTCGAAGACGCTTGGAAGTATAGTCATGACAAGAGAAGAGGAAGACGAAAAAATAGCACTAAATAAATCAGACATTCGTATAAATCGCGGGTTTGAATTGATGATCCGCGATCATACTAAGAGGGAGGCAAAACCAAGCAGATCATTTGGGATTGACTTAGCAAAAACCTTCACTCTATTTTCCAGGGAATTTGGTTTTTCGTTTAGTTTATCCTTCAGTAGTAAAAAGAACTAGAGGGTATTACAATGGAAACTGCATTTCTTATTACTTTTTGTTTAATGTTTACCTTGTTATTTTTCCTGGTTGGAGGTATAATTGGGTGGATTTATCGAGAACACAGTCTGAATATGTATCCCGAATTCTCTGGCACTTTGCATCCAGAAATGTTCGATCAAAATGGTAATCTCTTACCAGATGAAATTTTAGCAGTAAGATTTGAAAACAATTATGACTACGAAGACGAAGAAGATTGAAACTCTTCAACCGAATGCATTTCAATATGAGATCTTGGCGTTAGCATCCAAACAAAGGAGTAATGCCAAGAAAGTTGAGGTGTTGGCAGAATATCGTAATCCCGCATTGGTTACGATTATGATTATGAATTTTGATGAGACTATTGAGTCTATTCTACCCCCAGGAGATGTTCCTCTGGACTTCGATGACACTGATGGAACTGGTGGAAATACCAGCGAACTTATCAATAGTAAAGCAAGAAACTCTGGTAACAAAACTGGTTACTATGGGGCAGGTGATTTCCAGGAAGAGAAATCTAAAACCTCAATTCGAAATGAGTTCAAATCATTTTATAATTTCTGTAAAGGTGGTAACGATAGGATTACCCAACTCAAGAAGGAGTCTATGTTTATCAATCTCTTGAGAGGACTTCATCCACTGGAAGCAGAATTAATGTGCTTGGTAAAAGATAAAAGACTATCTGAAAAATATAAGATCTCTTTTGAAAATGTCAAACAAGCATTTCCAGATATTACTTGGGGAGGACGATCTTGACTAATGTTAAAATAATCAATCAAAATTGTGATCCAACACAAGCAAAAGACACAAAATTGCCTAATAGTTGCTATCTTGTAGAGTATAAGGTAGAAGGAGAGTCTTGCTTTGACTTAGTGATTTCTAGCAAACAGGTAGATATCTTTGATCATTACTATGATCAGTACGGTAAAGACTTTGTTAGATACACTCAATCTGAAGGAAGGGCCAACCCCAAACTATGGGTCAATCCATCCCCCGATTCCAAGAAAAAGAAATGAGCGGATTTAATTCTTCAGACTTCGTTAATCATGATGAGGTCCATAAACTGTTGAAAAAATATAAAAAAACTAAAAAGTATATGAAGTCGTCGTTATACACCGTAAAGGTTATGGACGGAACAGAAACGTATGTCAAAGGATTGCTCGAAGATGAACAATCTTGAGATATTGAATAGTACGTTTTAATACATTTATATACAATGTTGTATCATATCGAACAATTTGGTATCGGTTAATACATGACTTGACTATATAGAATATGTGGTCTATACTAGACCTACGTTCATCCAAATGTTTTCAGTTCTGTTAGCATTGACTCTTGCTCATCATAATGACCAGTCTCCCTATGGGTGGCATATGTCATGTGAGAGGTTTCTACAGAGAAAAGTTGAGATTCAAATGGATCCTAACTTAGATCAACGTTCTAAGCATAATCTTATAGGTTATCTTAAATCGAAGGTGGAAGGTCAATGCACAGATGTGTTAACATAGGACGCAAGTAAGTCGCGGAACGGAGCCGTTCATCCCATGATTGAATTTCTTTTATATTCATCACTCACATGTCAGCAAGCCGATAGCATTATGCTACGGATGCAGAACCATGAAGATCTTAACAATCAAGTTAAGATTGAACTGATAGAAGCCTTAAAGGAATCTACACCTGAGTGTTATTGGGACGCACACGACTGAAGGAACGGGGATTAAAAACCCTCTATTACTTTAGGAGTAACAACATGAACACCCTTCAAATGGTAAAGAAGCAGATCAACAAAGCATCTGCACTTCATGACGCACAAGTTCTTCACGCCGCTTATCGTGGTGTTGAGTACAATACACGTTGTGTAGAAAGTAAAGAGTCACACGGTACATTCTGCTATCGTGGTCATACTTACACTAAGTGATTCATTAACTTACATTACGGAGAGGGTTACAAACCCTCTCTTTTTTTGTCTTTAAGTAACGACTTAACAAATGTTAGTGAATTAACACAAACTTGTATAGATAGTACAGAATTAGGAAAGGGGCGGTGAACTAAATCTCTTATATCTTTATCATGCGTTAATATTGTAAGTCGGAGGTAACATCATGCACAATCTACTCTCAAGAGCACAATTCGATGAGTGGCGACATTTTGAAACTACAATGGATGAACTACAAGCGGAAAATCAAAAGATCAACGATTATTATGAGTGTTTGATAGAGTGCGATTCTTTAAATCAAAATCAATGTAAGCGAATATGTAAGAGACTCTTAGTTTAAACCCAAACCAAACCAAATATTATTTCGAGGGGCTTGACGCCCCTCTTTTTTTGTTTTATAATTAGCTTTGTTAGCGTTCATAAGATGAGTAGAGACAAGCTTCTAGACCTTCTGAGTTTGCTGGAACACACCATTGGTGAGATAAGAAAGGAACTTACTGAAGAAGATATCGCAGATGAATCGGTATTTGAATCAAGTCCTATACCTCTTGACGATTATGACGAAGTGTTCTATGATGAGGAAGATTAATGTATGAAGACCTAAATTGTTTTGAGGAGGCACTTAAACACTTCGGAACTAGAGTTGAACTAACAATCGCTCTAGAGATGGGAAGAAAACTATCTGCTGAAGATGCCTACAAGATTATAAAGAACGAACTCAAGGTACTTAAGGAGTGCCGTAAACAATTCAAAAAAGAGGACTGTTAAACTATGTCACAACCACGCCAGAAAGATCCATCCGATCCACTTTATGATCCTAATGATAAGTGGAATGAGTACAAGGTAGATTTGCATTGTAATGAGACACACTCACCTGATGAGTGGGATCCTACTACAGAAGGTAAGATTGCTAATCCAGAGAATCGTCATCAGGACAAAGTTTTAGATGAGTTCTGTGATGATCATCCTGGTTCACCTATGTGTAAAGTATTTGACGATTAACTCTCATACAAAAGTAAGTAAACAATTGAAATTAAATCACTAGTATGGATGTTAAATTAGTATCTGTAACACCTGATGCAGAGAAGACTATGGGTTATGTTGCTCGTGTGAGCAATCCCAATAATCAAGAGAATCCAAAGGTGTCGGGACTTCTTAAGTATTGTGTAAATCATCAACACTGGTCTGTGTTTGAACAGGCATTCATGACCCTTGAGATTGAGACAACTAGAGGACTAGCGGCTCAAATCCTGAG